TGAATACTTCAACATTCCATGTGTATGATAAAAGAGAGGTCCACCTACATCCCTGGAGAAACCGTTCCTGTACTCTTTGAGTGCACGAACCCTTTCTCCACCGAGGGCATCTGTCCGTTATTCCCCGTTGATTTCATCTTCTTTGGCTATACGCCAATGAGTGAGAAGTTTCTGGAGTTTAACCGAGGAGGCCCCCGTGCTTGGAATGACGTCCAACACTATAAGAGTGTCACAACGTCTCCTAGCGCGAACGGGGGGGCAACTGTCTGTAGCGAATCCAGCGGGTATTACCCGGGGGATCATGCTATCGGCTATTGCCCTCACATTGCTTGTGGATATGACAGCTGGAATGGATCCCAGTTCTCTCAACCCTTCGGTGACGTCGGATCCTTAGATAAGGATCTTCCGTCGTTTGCTAGTCTGGACTCGAACGGCGACTTCGTGTCGCCGCCGGCCGACCTTGATTCTTTGAAGTCTCGAGCTTTAAGCTCAATTCTTCCTATCGTCAAGGCTGAGCTTAGTCTCCCTAATTTCATTTATGAACTTAAGGATTTTAAGCGTCCGTTACTAGAAGCAGCTAGAGTCTTCCGCTCGTCGAGTTGGTACTCGGCGTTAGGAAAACTTGGTCTTACTCCCCAGCAATGGAGGAATATGACCTTTAGTAAGTTGCTTAAGGGCTCGGCCGGACATTATCTGTCTTTACAGTTTAATGTCCTTCCGTTTATCAACGATATAGCTAAGATCCGTTCAGCTATATCACGAACCGAACGTCGTATAAACGACTTCGTATCTCGTGAAGGTAAGCCCCAGAATCGGCACTTTGCCTTTTCCTGGAGCGAATTCACGGACTCGACTGACGAATTCGTCGGTGCCAAGCCTGGGCCTTATAGCCCATTCGATGGTACTGACGTTTCGTCAACACGTACTGTGAGTTATGAGCCTTCTAAGTTCCATGTTCAAGTCCAGTATAATTACAATTATACCGGATACCAAAGAGAGCATGCTCTCTTGCTAGGCCAACTAGATTCTCTAGGGATTAATCTTAATCCTGCGATCGTCTGGAATGCCTTGCCTTGGACATTTGTAGTTGATTGGGTGTTCGGCATCGGGCCGTTCCTCGACCAACTCAAGGTGTCGAACTTCGAACCAGTGATAAACATACACCGCGCGTTATGGTCAGTGAAGAGGACTAGGAAGATAGAAGTTCTGAAAAGAACCCGTATCTCTCGTTCCCCTTCAGTGGTCCTGACGCAACGCAAATTGCCGAGCGTGACACAAACTGCTTATCGCAGGTCTGTGTTCGTCCCGACAATTAGCTCGATTCTATCGAGCGGGCTGACTATAAAAGAAGCCAGCCTTGGTGCCGCCCTTGTGATATCACACAGGCGTCGCTAACCAACGCTGAACGATATGTTCAGGCGCAGATTAACTGCGTTATCACGGATGATAGTATGGCACTAACTACGCTAGTTACAAACGAGATCAAGAACTCCGCCGGAACCGAGGTTGAATTTACTCGGCTCTCGACGGGTCCAGGCCGCGAGACTGTGTTTCGGCAAGTTGCCGAATCACCGTCTCTCCAGCACCGACTCACCGTTAAACACGTTGAGTCTGGTACTGGTTTCAACCTCCGTCGTCGTTCCCTTGTTCGATTCGACAAAACTGTCGCATCGACTGTGGATTCAACGAAGTTGGTTACCGTTTCAGCTTATGCTGTTATGGATATCCCCGTTGGGGGTCTCCTAGCATTGACTGAGCCGGGCCATGTCTGCGCAGAGTTGATGTCGTTCTTAGCCTCTCTTGGGGCTTCGACGACAATTCTCTACGACGGCACGGGAAGCGGTGCTGTCTGCTTGCTGAACGGTGATCTTTAGGACCACCGTCCGGTTTTTGCAGTCTTGACACAGGAGGAGAAGACGATGTCTTCGTCTGGGAATGATAGGAAAGGCTCTATTGCCCTTTTCGTGTCATCTCCGCACGTACGATAATCCAGATCCCTTTCGACTTTAAAGTTGAATTCGATCTGCGTATGTGCTCTCTTGTCTGTGTTCTCGCTAGCCCCCAGAGATTGCGACGTTACCGAGCGCGAAGGAGCTTGCGTCAGGCAGGGAGAAAGGCCCATTAACCATAATTGGTATATTGACCTTGACCCAGTCTGATTCGACTCCGAGCGTGCGGTTTTCGAGCAACTCTGTAGTGGGATTGAAGGCGATACTTGTCCAGACGAGTGTCTTTCGAGACACTTTTCTGGATGGTATTGTCCTTTCAAACTCATTATTTGATGGCATATGTATATTACGTGTGTTGTCATAGGTTCTACGAGTATCGTTGCGATGGATCGCATAACTAGTGTGGTAAAGTGCTCTAGGAAGGATACCTTATGGTACCTGCTAAGAGCCTAGATGACAGTATAACCATCATCGCCACACTACTATGTGACGTTCAATCGTTACATGGAAGTGTATTCAACACCAGGGCTCTGAAACTAACTATTAATAAGTTAGATTCCAGAGCTCGTGCAGAAGGAATAGGTTTTCTCACGAAAACCTTGCCACGCCTGGGGAAAGCCTTTGATAAGGCTCTCTCTGGACAAGACAGACTAAACTCTATTGAGCTGGGGTTTGATCCCCTGCCTGATAGTCAACTTCCGAGGTTTCTCGGTGAGTTTTTTAGTCGTGTCCTCCAACCAGACGGTGCTCTCCTTGAGCATCCGTGTACCGCATGTGTCGGTGTAATAAGGGATATTTTATATTTGTTTTACAAATATGAACTCCCATATTCCGATGAGCAAGAACAACAAGTCATACAAAAGTTCAAAAGAACCGAAGTCGACTTGTCCACTACTGATAAACGTCTTCATTTTATTGAAGGCGCTCTTCAGCTACGTAGCGGTTCGCGCCTTAGACCTCTTTCGGAGGATTCTACGGCCACGAACGTTACTCGCAGAGCGAGGCTCCTCCTTTGGGAGTTGTTTCGCTCTTTCGACCCGAAAGACATCCATCCTAAGCATGGACCCGGTGCTGTTGCTACAAAGCAAAAGCATTCGAGTAAATACTTATGGACGAATGTCTCGGCGAAGATCACGAACCTTTACCCTCTCGATGCGTATTTCTACGCGTCGTTAGGACATGTTTGTGACCGTTTCCAATCATCTTTGATTGGTGACAAGGATCTTCCGGCTCGAGTTATTCTCGTTCCGAAGGATTCTCGCGGGCCTCGTTTGATCTCTTGCGAACCTGTTGATAAACAATGGGTTCAGCAAGGATTAGGTAAGGCCATCGTGGACCTTGTGGAGTCGCATCCCCTAACCAGGGATAATGTGCGCTTCACTGATCAGACACCGAATCGGTTCGCTGCCTTATATGGTAGCGAGTCGAAACGTTACGCTACACTAGACCTTAATGAGGCTAGTGATCGTGTTTCGTCTGAGTTAGTTCGTCTACTGTTTCCTAGTCACGTCTATACGTACATGGAAGCATGTAGATCTTCATCGACCCTGTTGCCTAACGGCGAGAATCTTCCGCTCAGCAAGTTTGCCCCGATGGGATCAGCTTTATGCTTTCCCGTCATGGCACTCACTGTTTGGGCTATTCTCACCGCAGCGACGGACGACACAGATACTCGCGAGAGTATCTATGTGTACGGTGATGATGTGATCGTCCCCACGGCCTTTGCCGCGAACGCGATCGAACGACTCGAGTTCTATGGACTTCGTGTCAATAGAGACAAGAGTTGCACCGGCGGCTCCTTTAGGGAGTCATGTGGCATGGACGCTTTCAACGGCGTCAACGTCACCCCTGTACGTTTGCGTACAGTCTGGTCATCAACACCCCGCCCTGAGTCTTATTCTAGTTGGATCGCTTACGCGAATTCCTTCTTCGATAAGAAGTACTACCGCGTGTATGAATTAATTCATACACGATTGCATAGCCTCTATGGCCCAATCCCGAGTCAGGACATGAATCTTTCATGTCCCAGCTTGCGGTTTGTTCCTGAGGATCAGAGACCGCGGACCCGGCGTTTCAATAAGAGTCTTCAAAAACTCCAATGGAAAGTTTGGGATCTTAAGTCTCCTGCGCACACTGAAGTAATGGATGGTTGGTCGATGCTTCTTCGGTTTTTTGCCGAAGCTACATCTGACTCGCCATACCCTACCGCAGAGCGGCATCAAAAGCCCGAGCAACTTATAAAAGTCGTTCCGGCCTTCTCAGTCAGTCGGTACACGAATCGTC